TGCACACCAATATTTATTAGACCATTACAAAGAGTTTGATTTTATTTGGAGTTCACCACCTTGTCCGAGCCATTCACGAGCAAGATATTGGAGTAGTTCAAATTATGAAACTACAACCGAAGCAATTTATCCTGATATGAAATTGTATGAAGAAATATTGTTTTTACAGCATTATTACAGAACAGGAAAGTATGTAGTTGAAAATGTGATACCATATTACGAGCCATTAATACCAGCGAAAAAAAGAGGTAGGCATTTATATTGGACTAACTTTAATTTACCAAGTGATTTAGGAGATAGAAGAATACAAATTGGAGCAGGAACAGACGAACTAAAAAGACTTTGTGAATTTCATAAGATTGATATTTCAACTTATAAAGGAGAACAAAGTATGATTAAAGTTGCTCGCAATTTAGTAGATTTTGAAGCTGGAAAAACTATATTTCAAACAGCATTAGGAATTATAAATAAACAAAATAATAATCAAACAATTTTAGAATTTTAATAACTTCATACCATGACACAACTAACAAAACTTCCGACACTTCAAGACCTATTAGTAGAAAATGAAGACAGCCTAAAGCAAAACGCGCTTACAGTATTATTAAACCAAGACCCACCCGCAAAGTGGTTAGTTCAGCACCCAATGATTCGCGATTATAAATATATTCCTATTGAAAAAATAGAATATCTGTTAACGCGTATTTTTGGCAATTTTAACGTAGAAATACGGTCAACACAGATAGTAGCTAATTCAGTTGTTGTAACTGTAAGACTGCATGTAATAAACCCTATTAACGGTCAAGCAATGTGGCAAGATGGTATAGGCGCGGCACCAATTCAAACTGATAAAGGTGCAGGCGCAACCGATTGGAACGCCGTTAAAACAGATGGTGTACAAAAAGCCGCACCCGCCGCAGAAACATATGCCGTTAAAGATGCAGCCGAAAAGTTTGGTAAAATATTTGGCCGCGATGTTAGCCGTAAAGGCAGTATGAATTATACTGATTTGCTGAAAAAATCAGCTTTTAATGATGAATTAGAAAAATAAAAGTGTTATATTTGTGCCGTTGATTCGGTCTCACATTATAGAATCATAAAATTATCAATAGCCTTGCATGAAATAGGAAGTGAGACCCCTATGGACTGTAAGGCTATATTTTTTAAATATTTATGTCATGATGCAAGTTAAAGTAAAAAGAAAAAACGGCGAAATTATTAAATTTATGGTTGATGATGAAGACTTTTTAAGTGTTGTAGATTATAAATGGTATTTTAGGGAAAATAAGTTTATAAACTACCAAGGTAAATTTTTACATCACTTACTTTTTAATCATAAAAATTTTAATAGAAAATACCGTTTAGGTTTTAAAGATGGTAATATTTTAAATTATCAAAGAGATAATGTAGTTTTTTATCATGGAAAATTTGATAATTAAAAAAATACTATTACTTTTGTCATGTCAGCGGATAAACCGCTTAACCGCTGTTCAATAAGTGCAGCGGTTTTTTATTTGATAATGTAACATCTGTAACACAAACGTAACTTATAAAACATTGATTTACATATCTTGTTACGCATGTTAACATTGTTACAGTAAAATTCACACATACACACACATACATACATGTGTGAATCAATATTTAAAACACGCATATATATGTAATAATTAGTGTAACATTGTAAACAAGTGTAACAATATATAATAATCAATACTTTATGTGTTACAATTATGTTACTAATGTTACACTTAATAATAAATAATATAAAATAATAAATAAACTTTAAGATAGATATAGTCCTAAAACTTATTTAAACGGCATTTTAAGGCATTTTTATAATAAAGTGGTGTGTATATATCAAAAAGTATTTAAAGTTGCTTAAAACGAAAATATGAAAGAAAGGGGAAGGCCTTTGAAGTTTAATTCACCTGAAGAATTACAAAAGAAAATAGAATCTTACTTTGTATGGTGCGATTCAAGAACACGAATTAAACATTTAGTTACTAAAGACGGTGTGCAGGAAGTTGTCGAAAGTTTTCCACGCCCTTATACTGTTGAGGGGCTTGCAGTTTACTTAGATACTAATAGACAGACGCTTCTAAATTACACTGATAAAGACGCTTTTTTTGACATTATCGAACACGCACGCCAAAGAATTTTATCAAACAAAATAGAAGGCGGTTTAGATAGAACTTACGATTCAGGTGTTGCTAAGTTTATGCTTATCAATAATTACGGCTTTAAGGATAAGCACGAAACAACCGAGGACGACAAAAACATTAACATAAACATTCAGTATCCACCTGAAGCTAAGTAGTGCCGCGCAACATAAACATACAACTGTTTAAGCCGCACACCGGTCAAAAACGAATATTAGATAATAAGCGCAGGTTTAATTGTATAGTTTGCGCACGCCGTTTTGGCAAAACTGAACTTATAACTTCTGTTGCATTGCCGCTTATAAGCCCCGCCGTATTTGAAGGTAAGTTTGTTGGTATATTTGTCGATGACTTCAAAGATTTTGCACAAAGCTGGAATAAGATAGTAGATACTTATAAAACTATATCTGAGGGCGGAATCATTAAACACAAAGATGAAACTTCAAAGATAATGCAGTTTTTAAACGGCGGCGTTTTAGAAGTCTGGTCCATAGGCGATGAAGGGCGAAAGGACAAAGGGCGCGGGCGTAAATATCACAGGGTTATCTATGAAGAAACACAAAAGATACCGAGCCATATTTTAGAATATCATTGGAAAACAGTTGCACGCCCTACCTTGACTGACTACAAAGGTGAGGCGTTTTTTATTGGTACAGCAGCGGGTAAAGATAACTACTGGTATGAACTATGTCGCAACGGCGCTAAGGCTGGCAATGTTGAAAAGAATTGTTATAATGACATAGATTTACCGCAAAGCGAAAACGGTTCTGACAGTTGGATAACCTTTAGGATGGAAACAACCGATAACCCGGCGATTGACCCTGATGAGGTTGCCGATGCCAGCCGCGATTTGGACCGCCTAACATTTGAACAGGAATACAAATCTGTTTTTGTTGACTATTCAGGTGAAGCATGGGTTTACGTTCTAAAGGACAAAAGCATTCAACAAAAAGTATTTCAGCCTTCAAAGAAAATCAATTGGGAAACTGAGCAGATTTACGTTTCATTTGACTTTAACAAAATACCTATGACGGCCGCAGTAATGAAACAAACTGTATTGCCAGCTAACATATCCGCTAAATCACGTTATAAGTACGGCGTTCACATTATCAAAGAATTTAAGATAGGTAGTGAAGAACGCGGCGAAGCATCAATCTATGATACATGCCAAGCATTTCGCGAATGGGTATTTGCCGAAACAAATAAGAAAATCGGGCGATGGTCTGATACTGCTATTTACCCCTGCACTATTCCGCTATTGATAACAGGCGATGCGAGTGGTGACCGTTCCGATGGTAGGCAGCGCGTTTCTAAAACATATTACGAAATTATACAAGAAGAATTGCAGTTACCCGCGAGGTTCTTTGTAGTGCCTAAAGCTAATCCGCTGCATGCTGAAAGCTACGTTCAAACGAATACTATTATAAGCATGTGCCCCGACTTTCAGATATATGAAGACAAATGCCCGGGTTTACGTATGGACTGTTTACGTATTAAATCAGATAACAGCCGCCGAATCATTAAAGGCAAAGGCGAAGAACGACAAGCCGACTTATTAGATAATTTGAGGTATTTACTCAACACGTTTTGTCAAGATATAAAATTATAATCCTATGATTTACCGCCCCAAAATTAAAGTATATTCTAATGATGAAGTAGAATATTGGAAAAACCTAATAAATGAAAAGCGCCGACAAAACAAAAGTTTGCAGCGCTGGTTAGTTGTTAGTGATGTACACAGGCCGTTTCACAATCAGATACTATGGCAAAAGCTACTGAGGCTAATATCTGAACTTGGCACGAATTTACACGGCATTGTTTTAGCGGGCGATTATTTAGACTTATATACCCTTGGAAGCTATAACGCCGAATCATTAGCTAACTTATCGGGCCTTACATTACAGGATGAATATATAGATGGTTTGCAAGGCATTGATGATATTAACAGCGCGTTCAAAGGTGCTAAAAAGTATTTTCTATTTGGCAACCATGAAGACCGCTACTTTAGGCACATCAAAGAAAAAGATAATGCCAAATACGGCGGTGCTTTAATAAATCCTACTGATGCCTTATACCTGTATGAACGTGGATGGGAAGTTAAAACAGATTGGCAAAGTGATTTTTTCACCTTAGGCAAACACTTAGATATTGTCCACGGTGTTTATACATCTATTCACGCAGCAAAGGCGCATTTAGATAAAACGCAACACTCAGTTATGTTTGGCCATACACACCGCGTACAATGCTATCACTCAGGTAATAGGGCCGCGTTTAACATTGGCGGTTTATATGATATTAAATCAAAAGGTTTTAGTTATATGCCGCGATTCCAGCGCCAATTATGGGCAAATGGTTTCGCCATCGTCAATATAAATGACAATGGCGATTTTTACGTAGAACAGGTTAACGTTTGGGCCGATAAGTTTTTAGCTAACGGTAAGATGTATTAACGTTCACGTAAAATGAACATTAGTATTTTGTGAACATAGTATTATAGATGCTTATGTTACTTTAAGGCCGCAAAGTAAAATATAAATATTCTTATGTTACTTTAAGCCGTTAAACTAAAATAAGGTGCTAATTACGCCATCTTGCAAACATAGTAGTATAAGGATGGCCGCCGCCTGTAAACATTGGGCCATTATAAGGCCATTTCAAATAATTAGTAATATGCAGCTGCCAATGCTCCCACGGCGTTTTAAACTTCGGTTCTTTAAAGTCTAACCAAAAGTAAGCCTTATGCGTTTTAAGTTCGTTATTTAATAGTGCAACCCATGAATAATAACGTGACTCGGATTCTAATACAGAATAATGCCGCGATGGCTGCCAGAATTTAAAGCGCTTATGTTTTCTGTAAAACTTACGGGTTAACGGAAAACAGTTAAAAGAATCATTCAGGATTAAACCCAATTCAATATTATCAGTTTGACCGCTTAATATTAGTTCGCGTATCCATTTAGATTCCGTTTGCATATTTATTTCGTATTTTTTTTAATGCTTGTTCTTGAATTTGCCTAACTCGTTCACGGCTGATATTCATTTTTTGGCTAACCTGTGTAAGTTCTTGAGGGAACGAATCAAAGTATCTATACCTTAAAACTTCTAATTCTTTAGCAGTTAAACACCGGGTAACATCTTTGTAAAGTTCATTTTGTTCTAACTTTAAAACATGCTTATCACAAAGGTCATCTGATGCAACCTGATATATTTTGTCGCCATCTTCATTTGTTTCATCTAAGCTAACAAAGCCTGCTATACATTGCGCTGATTTTACAACGCGCTCTTTAACGTTAAAACGTTTTGCCAGCGCTTCGGTGTCAGGTTCCTGAATATTGGCAATTGCGTATTTTATTTGTTGCAGCCTGTGCGGGTATCTAACAACATTTTTCTTAGTATCAATAAAATCTTTGATATGCTGCTGAATGTGAAATAGCGCATAGCTGATAAATTTATTTTCAAACGACGGATTAAATGTATCGGCCGCTTTGATTAAACCTAACATAGCCTCACTTACTAAATCCATAATATCTATTTGCGCGTTATCATATCTAAAAGCTATTGAGGCGGCAAATAACATATTATGATTTATCAGCTGCTCGCGTGTTGCGGTACGTTCTTGTTCAAATGTTAACGGCTTATACTTTTGCGCTTCCGATAAAAATTTTTGTAATATGCCGCTTTTGTTACGGTGGTTGTTTTGCTTAATGCTTACATGCTTAATCATAAGTGTAGAATTGATAAAAGTTTAAAACTTGTTGTGATGTACGGCGGCAAATAAAAGCGTCTTTGTGTGCGCGCTTCCACGTGGTTAGCATTATTTCAGCCTCTTCAAGTGTGTTGTAAACAAACATAATCCGGTATAAGCTATCTGTTTGTTCTACTTGCGCCTGTTCAAGTGTGCACATCGCTAAATGTTCAGCGCGTATAAATTCAGGGTGTCGTGTGCTAAGTATCTGAATGCAGTACATAGTGTCTGTTTGCGCGTATGCTGCGGCGCTAAATAGTAAAATAAAAAGTAGTGTTTTCATGATGTGAAGTTTTAAGTGTTAAAAAGTTCGGTTTTGTAGGTTGACCGAAAACCTTTGATAAGTTAGTTGTATTTTGCTTTGAATTTTTTTACAAGTGACATAGCGTACATGTGTGCATCCAATTCATCAGAAAAAAATTTTTCTTTAGAAACATAAGTATCAAAAACATATTTTACACAAACTTCGCCATCGCATTCTTCAACCCAAATTTGATATTCTCCGATTGGAACTTTTGTTTCAGTAGATATAATAAAGAAAGAATAAGTTGTAATGTTAGCGATACCATCAAAGTAAGTTTCAGTAGATAAAGTTGAAGTTGTCATAATCTTGAAGTTTTTTGAAGTTTAAATAATTCCGTTCCCTTATTTGTTGATACAAAATTACACCTAATTTTCAGAACTGCAAATAATTTTATAAAAATTTTATAAAATATTTTATCTTTTTTTGCGCTAACTTTACAACCAAATTAAA